CATAATTTCTAGATACTGATTGTAATACAACTCATATTCTTTATTATTCTTTTGGTCAAATTTTCTTAAAGCATTAACAGTTTTAAGTGTGCCTGATCTTTGTCTATATTGATTTTCTGCTGGAAAATCTGGTATTTTTGAATATATTTGAGAATACACCGTTTTCATTAATGTATCATGTATTCTTTTTTCTTTGAATACATCAAAAATCTTTGTAGTATATGTGTTAAGTTGTGGTTCAGAAGTTTTCTTTCCACCAGCTTTTAAACTCACGCCCAATATACTTTTATCAGCATACATTAAAAACATATCGCCTGGGTGTCCACTTGGAACGCCAGAAGGTTTTTGACGATATCCCCAAAATACACTTTGAATAGGTTTGTCGTTATGTTGATCTGTTAAGAATTTTGTTATTGCAATTGCATTAGTCATCTTATCTTCAAACTTAGATGATGTATCTGCTTTATTAATTGTCTCTTGAGCGGCTTGTAAGTCTTTACTACCAATACATTTAAGACTTTTAATATCCATGTCTAATAGATATTTATGAAATGCTTGTGTGTCTCTAGGTGTATATTTCGTTTCAAATGCAATACAAGGGAATAGTTCTGTTATACTTGCATTAAGGGTAGTTTCTGCCATACCACCAGAAATAGGTTTCACAAGGATACGAAACTTCTTACCTTCATGTTCACCATCAATTGGATCAACACTTGATTGAGCAGTTCCTAACTGTGCCTGAATACCAGCTTGATTAAGATTCCTTAGAATCTCATCTCTATCCGTTTCTCTATCTTTTGAACGAACAATTATTACATCTCTAGAATTAGAAGATTGTCTTTCATTCTTCTCGTAATCAAGTCCTCTAAAAATATCTACTGGTAATGTTGTTTGTTCTGATAAGAAATATTCTTCCACCAATTCAAGTTTAGGTTTATATGTAGATGCTCTACGCCTAACTTGTTGAACGGATTTCTTTAGTAATGACATCAGTTTCCCCATTTAAATATAGTTACATTGTTATTTATAATAATCCAAGTTTGGCCTGCTCGGTAGGATTTGAACCTACGACCTATGGTTTAGAAGACCATTGCTCTATCCAGCTGAGCTACGAGCAGATAACAAACTTAAACTTTAAATGTAGAAAATTTATCGTATTTAGCGTTCTGCCCTTTATCAAAAATAGGTGTGTCATCGTCAATTTCTTGACCACTCTCCACTATGTCCTTCTGTTCACTTAGATTAACATCACTTAATCTCATTTTACTTCTATCAATACCTATAACAAATCTCTTATTCATTGTAGGATCGTTATATCTGTTCTTTAACTGTTTGACTACTATCTGATTTAGTTCCTCAAGTTCTTCTGTAGAAATAAGCGCAAACATGAAATCCGCTGTCGCTGGTAAGCCAAACGATTCAGATGTATCCTCAAGGCCGACATCGGTTGATGAGAATCCACTTCTTGTTGTCTGTGTCGCTGAAACGATTGGAAGATTGTTCTCAACGGCGAGTCCTCTAAGTTCTTCTGCAACTGCTTTAATATACATGTAGGAATTAACATTTGCGGCTCCTTTAAACCTTGATGATGCACATATATTTAGATAATCAATAAAAATGATATCTGGATTAAATGACTTTTTAATTGCAAGTTCTTTAATTAATCCTCTAAAGTGAGCACTATTAGCACTTGCAGTAGGATATTCTTTGATAATTAGTTTACCTTCTGTCTTACTTCGTATCTGGTCAACCTTATCTGTAAACATAGTTTTCGGTAATTCATGTAGTTCTTCCATAGAAACATCCATGAGATTTGCATCTATTCTTTCTGCAATACGTTCTTCTGCCATCTCCAAAGTAATGTATAATACATTCTTACCTTGGGATAAACAATTTGCAGCCATGTGACACATAAACAATGATTTACCCACACCAGTTCCAGCAAGGGCAATATTCAAAGTTTTTTGTGGTAAACCACCTTTAGTAATCTTGTTGAAGAAATCTAGATCAAAAGGTATCTTCTCTTCTTTCTTATGATAGAAATCAAATCTCTGTTCTCCATCATCTAGATAATCGTGTCCTACAGACGAATCAAAACTAACAGCAAGAGCATCTCGCATAATCTCTGGAATCGCTTCTTGTGTTCTTTTTCCATCTTTACCATCAATGATAGCAATACCATCAACGATTGCATTGTAAACCGCTTTATCCTTACAAAACTTTTCTGTGGTATTTACTAACCACTCAATATCTACCTCTGCCTCATTTAAATTTTTAATTAAATTGACAACTGCTTTATGTTCTGTGTCGGTTAAATCTCTTCGATTTTCTAGTTCTACTTCTAAAGAAACTTTAGTAGGTCGTTTTTTGTATTTGTCAACAAATTTGACAATTTCTTCAAATACAACTCTATCTTCTTTTAACTCAAAATACTTTGGCTTGATGAAAGGGATTACCTTTCTACAATACTCATCATTCGTTATCAGATTCGATAGGGTCGTTTTCTCTATTGTGTTGTTCAATTGTTCCATCATTTTTTCCAGCTTGTTCGTCTATAATTTCAACTAATATATCACCAATCAATGTAAAAAACTCTTCATCAAATTGTGATTTCTTTAATCCATTTGTATCTAGTATATCATAACTAAACTTAAATGGCAACCCATTTTTTTCAGATGGTTCACCCAAAGTTACGTTACCATATTTGTACACCACACCCTTGAACTTTCCAGTATTAATACCAATACAAGTTACGTCTGGATATTTTTGTGAATTTAAATATACAAAGGTTTGTTTTTCAATTGTAACTTTAGACATAGTGTAAATAACTTCCTATAATATATTTCGGTTTGTCTATTGGTTTTGTTCCAGCATGCAACCAAGGCCACAATGGTGGGAACATTAATAGACTACCCCTTTTACATGGCGACCCTTTATTGATTAATGGAAAGGTTGTCATACCACCTTCATTATCATCAAGGTATAAGAAGAATACCATAAATCTGGCTGCATTGTCAAGACAATTCACATCAACATGTGGTCTAAATTCTTCTTTGTCATTTGGTAAATATCTTTTCATTCTAATATTTTCAAACTTCCACTCACCAGGCCACATTTCTTTAGTAACACCAGTTTGCATTTTATAATCTTGAATTTTAGATTTAAAAGCATCCAAAAGAGTAGAAACATCTTGATTCCACTTTGGGTGTTTATGTAAATGTATTTGTGTAAAATCGGCACTGTCTTGTTTTATGGTTTCATATTGTTCAGTATTTTCTTCAAATTTTTCTATCAAATATTTACAATAATCATCACCAATAACATTATCATATCTTTTTACAAAATTCATCAACTCCATTATTTTTTCCTCACAGTAAAGTCAATTGCCATTCTTTTGTTGTCTGTTAGTATATCTGAAGCTGCATGTGGTATTGTAGAATCAAAAAGTGCAAACGATGTTGGTTTGATATAATTAGAAACCCCATCATGGGTAAACCCACCACCCCAACTTTCTTGCCAATCACTATTGACTACACCCAAGATTTTAATTACATTATCTTTTTTGTTATGGTCAGTGTGGATGTTATCTTTTCTATTTTTATCTTTAATAGACAACCCACAAAAATATATCTCTGGAACAAAGAAATCTTTACCCCCTGCTTCATATATTTGTATTAACAATCCCATCGCAATACCAGCAAGTAGTGGATGTTTAGTATCATCGTTATCTATGACATCTAACTTCAAATGTTTTTCATCCAATGGTTTACCCATTGGGTATTTTAGATTCCAATTGTCATCATTAGATGCAATATGTTTAATCATATCCAAATAAAATGGACTACAACAATTGTCTAAAATTTTAACCGCCATATTTAAACTCCTTTGAAGCAGCTTCTTCTAGTTTCTCCATGACTTCTTCTGTGAAGTATTTTTCTGGATCACCTAAAACAGCTTTACCATATTGTTTTGTACCATCAGGCATCAAATATCTTGGCCCTTCTTTCTTGAAAACTTCATACTTTTCTGCAAGTTCAATCAATCCGTAATATTTATCTAGTCCAGTACTATAACTCAATCTAACATCAACCATTTTGTTTTCAATAGTCAATCTTGATTTGTGATTTTTACAGTGAATAATATTACCAACAACATCTGTTCCTTCTTTCTCTTTTCTCTTAGATAAGAAAATAATAGATGAGGCTGCATATTTCAATCCAGAACCACCACCCATTTCTTTAGTAGGAAACATAGAACCCATAGAGTCATATGTGTGATTTGTTACAACCATTGGAATACCAGCTTTACCAAGTTTCAAAGTCAACACTCTAAATGCAGCTTTAAGAACTTGAGCCCTTGTCATATCCCTAGTTTCTTTTCCTGCTTCTGTATCTTCTACTTCTTTTGTAGTAGATAACATACCAAGTGAATCTAAACACATCATCATTGGTCGTTTTACATCTACATCTTGTTGAGAAAATCTATCAGCAATTTTAATCGCTTGTGTTCTAAACTCTTGTACAGTAGTAACTGGCATAATAACCATTCTAGTTGGATCAATACCCCTATCAACTACCATCTGTTTAGTAATAGCACTTTCTGATTCAAAGTAAATTACACCAGCATCTGGATTTGCATCCAAAAAGTTTTTTACCATTCCCATCAAAAAGAATGTCTTACCAGTTGCACTTTCACCAGCAAGAGCAGTAATTTTATTTGCAGGCAACCCACCATATAGACTACCACTCAATAGTGCATTGAAAACGTAACTACCAGTATCCACAAAATTATCAACGTCACCAGCGGCAACACCTTCTGATACTAGATCAGCATACTCGTTTCCAGTTATTTTAATTATATCTTTTAGAAAATCATTCATCATAAATCACTCCTTCTAAATTAGGTTCTTCATAATTTGGGCCTTTCATAACCTTACCATCTTTTCGATACATAGGTTGACCATCTTCACCTAATTTTGTCATATTACTTCTTTGAACTTCTGTAAAACATTTATCCAAGTCTAATCCAAATGTGTGTCCAGCACCATAAGTGACATATAAAATATCAGTTAATGCATCTGCAACATCTACAAGTGTACCACTCTCGCAAGCTTCCTCTAGTTCATCTAGTTCTTCTCTTATTAAATCAATCCTCAAGTCCACCTCTTCATCTGTGGGCCATTGAGGATTTTCTCGTATTTTCTGCTTAAAAGCAGACATAAAGTTTTTAACTTCATTAAAGTTTGTTGATTTCATTTGTATATCCTAACATAATTATTGTTGAAAGTCAAGTAAAAAATTCACTTAAATCAGCAACCCCATGTTTATCTGCAACCTTATTTACATTACTAGAGTTGTGATTTGTTACGTTACCATCTATAAATGGCAATGTTTCTGTGAGAGTATATTTGTCCTCGCCTGGCTTCTTTATCTTCCATTGTAAATCAATATCTTTTGGATAGTTGATATTCCAATCCATAGTTGATTGTTTGAGATACTTCTTGGCCTTTTTATTTAATGGGTATATGTATCTAAATTGTTTCCCCCATACTCTACTAAATCCTAATTCACCCATCTTCTTATCATTTGGTCTTGGGCCATATTTTGTGTCCATGCGATTCATTTCTTTTTTCATTTTTCTCTGAATAGTTCTGAAATGTACCTTTTCTCCACTTTCACTTAAATATATATCTGTCCAAATAAACCCACCGAATAGAAAATTTGCAGCCTGATAAACATAGCCTGGCTTACCCACAATCCCATCTGCCCATGTATAAAGATATTTTATATTTGGTTTGTTTTCTTTTAACCACTTAACAGTTAAACTCTGCATTTGTGATTCTGAATTTCTAGGCATCTTATCGTCCATACACATCTTACCTATTTCAAAGTAATCAGCAGTTGTTAACTCTGGAAACATCTTTCTTATTGTTCCCATAGGGTTCGTACCCCAACCCAAAGTTAGAACACCAACCAATTCTTCATCTACATATGTACCAAGATAATGTTTAGTTAGTTTAGGCATCACAGCACTATAGTGTCGTTCTTGAACGAATAGTGTTGCAACTCTCCAATCTATAGGTTTAATTATCACCCCTATGTCTCCTCAAATAAGCAGCTCCCGCTTCTAAAACTTCTGGACGATCTAGTGAACGACCTATCATAATATTACAATAGTCACAAATATATTCTCTTGCTGTTTCAGTTTCATGATCATGATCTAACACCCAAATAGTTTTTGCTGTTGCAGACGACAATCCTTGAAATGCGCCCCTACCCCTAATATATTCTTCATCATCTCCACAAATACCACATTTATGATCTGAATCTGGTTTAGGTATTTCTTTTCTAACTTTATTAAGAACTTTTGTTTGGTGTTGTTGACACACTTTACAAATATTCTTTGTTTCTCTTGATCCATCTTTTCTATGTCCTCTATTTGCAAAGAGGTCTAAATGTTTTACCTCTCTACAAGAATAACACATCTTAGTGTCTGATACTTCTTCTGGGCCCCATAGTGTTTGAATAATCATATTGGTAACTTTCCAACTTGACTATCCGTATACATTTTCTTCCACTTGATTTTAATCTTCTTGAAATCTCCACCCATAACATTCTCTTTAATGCCATTCCATGATACATGGTTAGGATACATCTCAATAAGTTTTGCATGTGTATTGTTTATTAGTTCTAAAGTTCTCCACTCATTACATCCACCATCCACAAGAATCTTTGATATATAACCAAACTCATCCCATATACGATTAGTATGTCCTTTTTCAAATAATTGTAATACCATATGAATATCTTCACAAACTGGTAGCGACCAATCTAGTTCACCTTCCTTTGGTAATCTCTTTCCATTAAAAAAGAAACCACAGTTTACAGCTGCAATGTCAATATAAGGTTTACCTGCTGGTGGTAAATTACCTTGACGAAAACCAGCAAAGTCTACTTCATCTAACCACTCACTAGTTTCTGATAACATGTAATCCCAATCTTGGGCATTCATAAGTCTCTTTGACTTTTCACCATTTGGTGTTCTACGAATAAATTTTAGATCATCATCAAACACACCATATTTAATATCAACGCTATTCATGTATATCCATCGTCTTGTCTCCGTGATACCAATATCATTATCTGGCAAAACTAAGATTGGATACTTTGAATATAAATGTTTTTCTTTAGGTTGCACTACAAGAGTTGTCAAGGCCTGTGCAGGCCCTGACATATTATCATAGGTGATTTGATTATTACATCTACCTAAAGTCGGTATATAAATGTGATCTATAATGTGTTCTTCTCCAAGTAATCTAACTCTATTAAGTTAACATAAAAAGTTACTCCACCATAATTAGAAGACCTTGATAACCTCTTTTCAGCTTTTGCAGACCACTTCTTTTTCCACTCTTTTTGAGATTTCATTGATGGATGTTTGATATAAACATTTACATACCTCTTAGATAACTTACCATCAATTATCGCATCAAACTTATCAAATAATTGATCGATGTCAAAGTTTGCAGAAGATGACACATAAGAAACTGTATCTTTATCTGAAGCAGCATCTGTGATTTCTTTTATCTCTTTATCAGTATATACCTTTAACTGAAAACCAGGCGGTATCAACTTTGCATCTTCAATCTCATCTATTGCCTTATCTACAATCCCCTTGACTTGTCTTGTTGAAAAATTGTTCTTCAACAATAAAACTGTGTTCTCATTAGAATTAGCAGCGATACCTTTCTTATTGAATTTATTTACAATGTTTTGAATCCAATCTTCTTTATCTGACTTCTTCTGAGCCTTCTTTGGTTGAGGATTTAATAAATTTGCAAGGTCGATTAACTCAATCTCATCAAACTTTTCCCAAACTTCTTTAGAGATATACATAACAGGCATTGTATCGACATGAGGCACCTTGTTTGCAGAAATAGTAGTATGATTACCATTTATCATCAAGTCTTTATTCTTACCATAAAAATCTTTTAAGATATGAACAGGCTCCCACTCTGATAAATCACCCTTTAAATCCATCATTGAGTCTTGTAAAACTTTCAAGTGTTCTGGGTCAGTATTTGCAACCCTTACTTGAAACCTCTTGACATCTTTGATTTTTTCTTTTTTTACAAATTTTACTGGAAACTTCTTTTCCACAATTGCATCATACAATTCAACAACTGATTTGTATTTTGTTTTTTTAACATAAAGACCACCACCATTAGACTTATTATAATAGTCATCATTATTTTTCGCATCAACTTCTAATAGCATTTCATTCTCCTTTGTTGCCATTTCTTGACAAGTTCCATAATCTAAGATTTCATAGTCATTGTCTTTGTTTGCAAAGTCTTTTCTAAAGATAGGACATTTACTAGAATGATAATAAGTACCATCTGCTTTACCCTTATGCCAACCGATATACATCTTTCCAGTTTTATGAACTGTTATTTTGTATAAGTAAGCTTCGTAATTCTTTGGTTCATTTTCTCTCATCATCATAAGGCTATACTACCAGATAATTCGCTAAATGTCAAGTGAAAAATTCATTTTTTTCTTAAATTCGTGATAGTATTCGTCCTCTGATAACAGCACTTGAGAATATCTGGCACGATACTCATATAATCTATATTCAAAGTTATCTTTATCTCTTAGTTCTAATATCTTCTCATATAGTTCATCAAACTCTTGTACTCTCTGCCATTCGGTTATATTATACTTACCAAGTATATCATAGTCTCTCCACACAAATGGTATCATACCTATAGATAAGGCCTCTGGATATCTTGATGTTGTTGCATATGGGTCTATCCAATTAAAACATAATGTACTTCTTGCTGGTTCTAGTAGTGGATATAGTTGTTTCCAATCCTTTATCCATGAAGCCTGTCGTTTTACTCCACTAGGAAATCCCCCTACCATTACAGTAGACAAGTCTGAGCGATATATTTTTCTTATTGTCTTTTCTCTATCGTTACCATGTTTCATACGACCCCAATAGGCAAAGTCTGTTGTCTTTTCCAAATCAAACATATCTGCAATTGGATTCTTTAAAGTCTGAATAAAGTGATATTTCATTCCATGAATATTCCCACTAAAATCTATTTCATCTATCGTATGAAAGTTTTTAATATTAGGTATAAAACTACGATACAATTCTTCTGTATCTCCTCTGTCACTTCTCCACATAATTACAGTTTTACCCTCAAAGAATGGTATAATCTTTTCCATGTGACTTTGTGACTTTGCAAGGTCTTTTGGATTCATCTGTAACTCACCATGATACCTAAACTCTGAATCACTAGGTATAACTATTACATCGGCCCACTCTATATTCTCTGGTGTCCTTTTAGGTCTACTTTTGTCAAATGATACATTATATGTTCTATATTCATGCTGTGGATTTGCTTTCATCCACTTGACATAGTTTTCAAAGAAACTATCTAGAACAGTTTCTAATGGGCCATTATACTTTACATTACTTCGTAATCTTGCAATTGTTATTTTCATTGAATCACCTTATTATATCAATCTTATCCATAGTGTCTTTATTCCAGACCTCTAGTTCTCTACGAACTTTGTCCTCTCTAATCATTTTAGTGTATCTTTTAGTAGAAAGTTTCTTCCACCATTTAATTATATTATCAAGTTCAAAACGGTCATAGTTTTCTGCCTTAATTAATTTATCTGTCTTACCAAGAAGTACATCTTTTGAATTGGCCCATCCATACTCACCCATATAGAATCTCTTTTGAGTTGTAACATCTCCTGCTCTTGCAATTTCTTTTGAGAACAACTCATATGCTTTTGTGTCATGTTCTTTAAGACTTGCTTTGATGATACCCACCATCTTAGTCTGCATCTTTAACTTTCTTGAACTTGCACCTTTATGTATTAGGTCTTCACCACCGTTTCTTTCGGTAAACCAATCTCTCATTTCCATATAGATATCTTCTCCAAGTGTCAATAAAAACTTAGATTGTGTATCGCCTTTATATCTCAAATATGGTCGCATACCATCATACATAGATGCACCTTTAAGATTGCCATAGAGAGATGTAGTTTCAAATAGACAAAACTCTGTATCATACTTCTTGTTTAACATACGTCTAGTTGCATGAGAACAACAAATGGCTGCAAGTAATTTACCACCAAGATAGTTATATCCAAATGGTTGTGCAGGCACAATATTAAATCCCATAATAGCACGTTTGTTAAAAATATCTAAATCTGGAACACCACCAAGGAAATCATTTCTAGGTTTAGAATTAATTAGTGGACTACCATAACGAATAAACCCTACAATAGTATTTGTAGTTGTTTCTTTCACCACAAGTTTCAGTGTCTTGCCTGGGTTCTCATCTGGTGAGAATGATGCAGTTTTTTCTAGTAAAGTATCAAACACCTTCATAGGTATTTCTACAACTTGAAAATTCATGTCCTCTGGATGCATATCAAAGTCTTGAAACAAATCATCTTCAATAGACATGCCGGGCAATGGTGATGGAATATCTTTAACTCGTTCTATCTTTCTTGCACGAAAATAATCGTCAATACGATTAAAATCCTTAAAGTATTGCATTAATTTTGTAGCAGCATATATTGAATCTTGTTTATTTAATATCATAGAAAATCCATTAAGTTACCTTGTTGGCCATATGTTCTATCCACCGTCCATTTAAGTTTGGATACAATAAAATTTAGTGGTTCAACAAATGACTTTTCAAATTGTTGTTCATAGTCAATCATACTTTGCAATTCAAACTCTTTAGGCATCTTTGTAATAAATGAAATAGAACTTGATTGGTGAGCATTTGGTATTCTTAAATGTAAGAATTTAATTTTATCCCCCTCTTGAATATAAGGATATTTATTTACTAGTTTCTTTTGTTTAAGAAGATGATTATATAGAATTGCACCTTTACAATGAATGGGCGCTCCTTTGGCAAACAGTGAACTAGGATCACTCCATTTTGTCAAACCGTTTACACTTCTGGGATAAGCGATATCTTCTGGTGGCATATTCATAAACTCTTCTCTAAAGTCTTGTATAAACTTATTTAGCATTTTTTCATCACCACTCATGATGATTTTCAACCCTTCTTTAATTTTGTTTCTACAAGGTTCAGGCGTAGAAGATTTAACTGCTTCAATGCCCATAATCTTTAGTTTTGGTTCTTGATAACGAACCCCCTCATTATCCCACACATTAAGAATATATCTTTTCTTTGCTGTCCAGATACCCTTATCTGCAATAACCTCTCTAGACATCTCCATCTTTTGTTGATATGCTTTCGTGTAAGTAGCGAGTTCTTGATAACATTTACTAATATATGGTTCTATCTTATCTTTTGCAATTGTATTAAGAAAATCAATTGGACTAGATGGATTAAACTTGTCTACCAACGAACCAAATGTCACATAGATAGAATCTGTATCAGAGGCAACTACATAATCTTGATTATCAGTTTTCATCAAATCATTCATATAGTCGTTAATCTTATTTTCAATCCAACGAATAGATAGTTGTCCAGAGGTTGTAACTGCCTCTGCCATTGCAAGAGAATAATATCTAAAGTATTGATTACCAATTGCACCATAAGCACTGTTTAGTGCAATCTTTCTTGCCATCTGAATATTATCATACTTAGAAATCTTTTTAAGTAGTTTTGGTTCTTTAGTATTTTCGTATTCTTGTTTTGCCTGTAACATCTTCTTCTTGAACACAACACGATCATTATACATATCTTCCATCAACTCTGGAAGAAAACCTTTTATATTTGTTTTGAACAAAGCACCATTAGGTGTCATAGTAGTATTTTTAAATATAGATGTATCAACTTCTTTGTTTAGAAGTTTATCTACTTTCATACCTTTTACTGTATCCAGAGATTTTAGGGTTTCTGGGGATATGTTATATTGCATCATTAGGTGTGGATACAATGAGTTCAAGTCAAAAGACATAACCCATTTGTGTTCACCAACTATAGGATCTTTGACATATGCACCCTCAAACTTTTCTGCCTTTTCTGAATGTCGTTTCTGTGGAATCACAATGTTCTTTTTCTTTAGATAATTGTAGATTAGAACATCCCAATATTTAACCGAACCAAGAACATCCATGTAATTAACTTTGGCTTCATATGCCATAGTCAAACACAATTCAATAAGTCGCATCTTATCTTCAATACGATCAACTAGTTCCACATCAAGAATGTTATAGTCAATAAAAGATTGAAAGTCTTTTGTATACCACTCGCTGAATGTTTCATATGGATTTGTATCTTTCTTCTGCCCAAGTTCTACATATGCAATATGTGTAAGTGCATATGACTCTTGACTTGTATATGTAAACTTGTGATACAAGTCCAAGTAATCTAAATGAGCAATACCCCTAATATCATAGAGTTGGTGTTTTCTACCACTATTATAAACTTCTTTATCTTGAACCATACGCCATGGTGATAATCGTTTTAGTTCATCTTCGCCAAATAATTGTTTCATACGATTACATAAGTAAGGTATATCAAAAAATTCTGTATTCCATCCAGTTATGATATCTGGTGGACTTTTTTCCCAAAAGATAAGAAACTCTTTAAGTAGATGTATTTCACTTTCACATTCAATATAAGTTACATCATCACGATCATTGGTATATTTACCAACACCCCAAACGATAATCTGTTTATTTGAATGGTTCTTTACAGTAATAGAAAGAAATGGTTCTGCCGCTTCTTGTGGATTAGGAAAACCATTCTCACATTTAACCTCTATATCAATTGTGTATATTAAGATGTGATCCAAATCCCAATTTACGGCATTTGGATATTGTTCTGCAAGATATGTATATGGAAATTGATTTAATCCTAATACTAAATCTTTTTGATTTTCATATTGTTTTGCCCACTCCTTTGCATCTTTGATATTATCGAATTTGATTGGAGCTGCATTACCACCAGCAAGAGTCTTGAAACCACTTACCTTTTCACAAGGTGTATACAAAGTTGGTTGATATTTAACTTTACGAACTTGCCTTTGACCGTTTACAACTTCTCTAAGAAAAAGTTGGTTTCCCCATTGCAAAATGTTTGTATAAAAAGTATTCATCATCATGTTCCATTGTATAGTAAAATGTGGGCATTGTCAAGTCTTTTATTCAAATAAAGTTTCTTTTTGTTTTACGGTTGGAAAGTAGATATTGATCATTTCTAATCTATCATGTGCGGCAGATAGTTTATCTAGTTCTGCCATAACTGCTTCTGTAACATCTGAATGCTCTCCAATACCAGCAGGCATAGTTTGGTATACGGCGATATTTGCCTTATGTACTTCTATTTCACCTTCAGCCTGCTTCTTTGCAGCTAAAATAATTTGTTCGCCAACTTTCATTTTCATCTCCTATGATTTGATTTTTTTTGGTAACTCGTCCTCATCGTTACTATCCCCTCTTTCAATCCAATCCGATAGGACGAATCTTCTGTTTGGATTGACACTAACTTGAAACAAAGTCATAAGTCCTCTGTTAGCAAGAAAGTTACTTCTGGAATCTTTTGTTGTAAGTCCTACTGGGCAATCTATGTACTTTCTATTATTGAAAGTGATGTTGACATTAACGATTGGTCTTTCGTCTATTTTACCAACATGTTCTGGTTTAGACACACCTTGTAAGGCACTTGTAAATTTCTTTCCACCCTTTTCCCACCGTACAGTTCTACCAGAAACATCAATTTTATCTACTACAAACATTGATGCATGTGTTCCATTTCCAGTATCAAACTTTGCTCTTAGTGGGCCATATCCTTCTACTTCAATTCTTTCTACATATCCACTTTCTGTGGAAAATGAGTTTCTACGATTGTTTGAATCCATCACAAAGTCTAGTAACTTATCTACAATCTTGGATGGTTTTGCTTCTCCTATATATGCATTGTTATCTGACTCTGTATCAGTAGCATCGTATAGTGCAAAGTTAGAACCAATACCAGCAGAACCATTACACTCTAGAATATATATTTTTTTACCAACAAGTGCATGATCCACTCCAACAACATATGCACCTACAGAACGGGCAGCTCTTAAAATTACATCTCTTTCATCATCTGATAATTCATGTGCTTCAGTTGTAGCGCCTCTATGTCTATTTGAACGAAAATCATCCTTTGGACGTATTCTTTTTGTTGATGCAAGTATCTTACCACCGACTACTATTGTTCTGATATCATAATCAAATTTTAAGTATTCTTGTATTAAAAGTTCTGCATTAAACTTCCAGAGTGATTGAATATTCGATACTAAACTTTCATAAGAATCTACAATAGAAACACCAATACCTTGTGTTCCAGTAATTGATTTAATAATCATAGGAAACTTTTCACCAACTCTTTCAAGTGCATCATCTAAAGATTTTTCATTTGATACAATTGATGTTTTTGGTGTAGGTATACTATTTCTTTCAAATGATAAAAACGCTGACATTTTATTATCACAAGTTAACATACCTTCTTTGTTGTTAATCATGAAAGAACCAGCTTTCTCAAAAGATGTCAAAAGGGCAATACCAATCTCATCTTCTAGAACACCAGCACGAACAAAACATACAGTTTTTCTAGTATTAAATTCTACTACTTTGTCATTACCATCTATATTAGATACAGTAAGAAGTCCAGTTTCTAAATCGTTTTTATTAATCCACGCTTGACGAACATTAATAATGTGACATTTAATTTTTCTTTTGTCACACGCTTTTTGAATTAAATTGCTTACCAGTTCTGGTTTTTTAGATTTAACTTTGGTTAGAATTGCAACTTCGATATCAGTATCAATTTTGGCCTCAGTAAAAAAATCGGCAAATTTTTCCATACACCATCTCCAAGGCTTTTAAATTTCTTTTGGTTCTTCTTTTTTCTTACCAATATTATATTTTGTCTCCAAAATCCATTCATTTTTTTCTTTGAATGAAATTATTTTAATCTGACTTAATGGTGCCACTGGTTCGATTTCACCCTTTACTGTTACAAGACCCCAATCACTTAATAGTTTGCCGATTGTGTTTCGTCTTGCGATATCATTCTCACTTAGATTAGTTTCTTTACCATCTAAAGCAAAAAGTTCTTTAAAGTGTACTAAGTAATACTTACCTTGTTTATGTAAAATATGACACGATTGATAGAGTTTTCTATCTTTTCTACTTGCAACTCCAATTCTAGATAATGTTTCTCTGACTTTGAGAAAATCGTCTGGTTCTTTCAAGACGATCTCTAGCATATCATCTTGTTTCCAATTCAGTTTAACCTCTTCCATTTTTTCCACCTTTTTTCAAACTATCTTTAATAGTCTTTATCTGTTCATCATTAAGTATACTTAGAGCGGATTTTGCCTTTTCATTACTATATCCATAATACTCTTTTACATACTCTAGATCTTTAAGTTTACTTGCTTTCAACCAAGGATTAAATCTTTTCCGTGGTCTAAGACTATTTAGTAAAAAGTCAAACTGCAACTTATTATCTAGATGATGTTGGCGGTTCATCTCATTAGTAAGATGAATGGTTTCTGGGTCTAATAAACACTTATTTACGACAAAGGCTGGATATTTCTTTTCCCAAGTTTCGTCTGGTGTGTCCATTAGTTTTTCTTTGGTATAGTTTATGGCATTTAAATACTCTTTTAATTCATACATGACTAATCCTTATAGCCATCTAATCTATCCTTATTATAGATTTGTCCACCCTTATCTAAAGTTTTAAATACTATAACCGTTCTTAGAGTATGGCAGTTTCTAGATACAGGCATTGCTTGGTGAATCATTTTTGCTGGAAAACAAATCAATCTGTTACCTTTATATTCTGCAACTTCACCACCTACAATAGTTCCACCCATATCATCCTTACCCCAATCCATTCTAGGATAATATATTAAAGTAAAATCACCATCATCTGTATGTGAAAGTGGTTCTAATCCATGAGTATGAGCATTTAAATAAACTCTTTCCCATTGTAAATCTAAATTTATCTTTCTTATGGCAGATTGCCATATAGGCATAATCCAATCCATACCCCTATCTATAAGATTTTGTTCAGTATGACATGCTTTAATATGCCAGTGTTTACTAGGAGCACCACCCCTAGAAGGATAATCATATTCCCACGAAAGTTCTTGTACTTCTGAATCTATTAGTTCTGCAACATGTGGTTCAAGTAGATCATCTATTATCGTTAATTTATCATACCTCATTTGAATTTTACCACTCCCATAAGTTCTGTTAGACAAGCCAACAAGTTGATTTCTTGGTCTGCAACAAAAGCTGCTTTGTATTGATAATCCCCTAGAATAACAACAGCATGAGGAATAGTACTAGGACTAAGATAATCGTATAGCGCATCGTAAACCCTACGATAAATCCTAATAGGGTCATTATCAAGATTACCGACAATCCACTTTCTAACATTTGTAAATTCCTTTCCCTTTAATGATGCCATTAGTTCTCCAATATTCTTTTCAGAAATATTAATAAGAATACCAGCATCAATTTGACCAGTAGCAGAATATCTTTGAAGTTCATTCAAGACTCTACGCCAGTCTGGAAAGTGTTTGTTAATTAATTCAGCAACAGCCTTTGGTTCATTTTTTATATCTTCCAATACTAATATCTTTAAGATTCTTTGGAAGAACTCTTCTGCAAGTTTTACCTTGTCACTATTATTAATAGTAAAGTCAATATTAGAACACCTAGAATGTAGTGGTTCAATCAATCTATTTTTATAGTTACAAGTAAGAATAAATCCACAGTTTTTATGAAACTCTTCCATAAACCCCCTAAGAGCTGGTTGAGTTGATTGTGGATTTAAATAGTCTGCCTCATCTAGGATAATATATTTTCTACCACCCTCTAGACTTACAGTTGAAGCAAAGTTTTTGATTTTAGTTCTAAGAACGTCAATACCAGATTCTTCTGAACCATTTATCATCATATAAGTAGCACCAATCTCTTCGAGCATTGCTTTTGCAACTGTGGTTTTACCCACACCAGCAGTACCAGATAATATGATATTTGGTATTGATTTACTTTTAACAAATTCCTTAAACGTATTCCTTAGATCATCTGGCAGAATACATTCGTCAATTCTAGTTGGTCGATATTTCTCGACCCACAAAAAGTTTTCCATAATATAATTTTCCTAAATTAAACTTTATAAGTTGATTCTGGTTCAAGAGCAATCCAATATTCTACCTTACTAGTTTTATTTTGGAAGTGACTAATATTCTTAGATGATACTGTAACATCATAGTTACCACTTATTAGTTTCATATTTTCTACTTTGAAATAGAAATTATATTCTGCACCCTCTGGAGCATCACAATCAACATTCATAGAATAATTATTAGCAGTATCGTTTTTCTTATCCTTTACTGTTAGTGAATTATTTTGAAGTGCCATATCTGGTGAAGAAATAACACCAGCAGCCCTTTTAAGTTGATTAATAGTATCTTCTTCTATAGAGAATGTAACATCACTTGACGGCATTGTTATCATTTTAGTTGGACTAGTTACCACACTAGGATCAGAATAGAAATATTTCAAAGATTTCTTTGGACTACCCTCTTCTGACATTATCACAAACTGGTCTTGGAAATCCAAAACTGGTACTGTGAATAAAGATAGAGCAGCAAGAAATTCATTCAAGTCATAAATGGCGACTTCTTTTGGAAATGTTTGTTCTACTTCTGCTTTTGCAACGATGTTCTTCATCGCTGACATTGTTGTAAGTGTATTACCTTCTTTGATAATCAAGTTCTGATTAATTGTAGAGAAGTTTTTTAATACATCTACAGTTTGATTACTTAGTTTCATTTTCAAGTTCCTTTTCATTATTATAAAGTGCTATTATACCATAATGTATAATCTTAAGCAAGTCATTTCTGTCCTTGCCATTCTTTTTTCCGTATCGTTGTGCATATTTCAATATGTTACCAATACAAAAACCTTCACCATGTCCACCATCTATGATAAACTCTGTGGCTTGAAACTTGTCCTGCCCGTAGTGTTTAGTATAAGTAGCGTCAACATAAGTTCTAAGTTCAGCAAGAATTTTATCCTCGTTGAACTTATAATCAATATCTTTATGATATTTCAACTAAGCTCTCCTCAATGATTTAATATAATTTTCTTGGTCTTCTGGACTAGTTTTGCCCATTTTCTTTAAATGCAATTTGTCAATTACATTAATATTCGTAGAGAATGTTCTTCGTTCTCCATCCCCATAAAAAGGCATAACCGAATGGCGTAACCAATTAGGGAACAAATACATAACACCCTTTTCAGGCTTTACATATTCATCTGTAGCAGGTCTAAGAATCTTAGTGTCTGCTCTTCCATTACTTCCCCATGAGAAATAAGTGAATCCATCTACTCCACCAGAATTATTATTCAAATGGTTTTGATCTTCTGCATGTTTCTTTTCAATTGCCTCTGGAACTTTTAAATACAGAATACACGATAGTCCGAAAGGTGTAGCAACACCGTGATCGTGTAAAGGATTATAGTCGCCAGAATAACTGTGAACTGACCATGCTTCAAATGCATCTACTACTGCATCAATATCATGTCCATTTTTTAAATATGTTCTTGCACACTGGTCAATAATAGTTTTTACTTGTGATGGAATAGAACCCTCTTCTTCATCTGTAATTGGAAAGACAAGTTGTGCTGATTTACTATTTTGTTTGATTTGTCCTACAAGTCCACTAGCCAAACTATTTTTTGTAGTTGTATTACCAGCAGTTTCACCGAATTTTTCATCTTGTGTTACAATATTTTCATCAATGTATTTATTAATTTCGTCAATGGCATCACTTGGAATTTCAACTCGCATCATATGTAGAGCAAGTTTAGTTTTCATAGAAACTTTTAATCCACTATTTTGTTTTTCATGTTCTGCATCAGCATCAGCCATTGTTTCTGCATCTGCAACTGCTTTTTCTGCATCAGTGGGTACTTCTTCGTTAGAACTCCAATGTTCTTTATCTGGTGTAGCAACACCACCATCTTTAAACTCTTCTGGCGCAATGTCAAATGTTTTTAAACCCATAATATATCTCCTTGGTTTAAGTGAAAGAGGGTGGCGAACATGTCGCCACCCCAAAGTTTATTATGATTATGCTGTGTAACCTTGAGCACCGAATAGTGCAGATTGTCCAGCCGCGATTACGGCTTTACTTGGTGTACCAACTCTATAAGAAACACCTTTTGATCCTCTATTTTCATAGATCATCATACCTTCGTTTCTTAGTTTACCAACCATAGAAGCTGGTGATTGTAGGTCAAATTTAGTCCTTAGAGTTTTCCAAGTTACGTCTTTGCCTTTTGCAAAAAGATTTCTGATTTTTGCTGTCTTTGTCATTTTCTTCATGTTATACCTTTCATAGTATAGTTTTAATGTTAGAATCATATACTAACATATTTTGGGGGCTTTGTCAACCCCCAAAATTCTTTTATTTCACTTCAATTAGTCTAGGCTTCTTTTCGTCTGGAACGATTTGTTCTAGGGTAATTGATAGAAGTCCATTTTCTAATTTAGCATCACCTACTACAATATCATCTGCAAGAGTAAACTTACGATTGAACTTTCTAGATGAGATACCCTTATGTAGAGTCCACTCATCGGATTCATCATTAGTTTCTTTTACAGAACGAATTGTAAGTACACCGTCAGCAACTTCAACTTCAATATCTTTTTTATCGAAGCCTGCAAGTGCCATTTCAATATTGTATTTGAAATCTTCCACCTTCTGAATATTATAAGGTGGGAAGCCTGTAGATGATGCATTGTTTTCAATGTAATCATTCAACCTATGAAATACACGGTCAAATCCTACGGCATACGGCGTTAGTTGATTAAAATTGTCGAATAGACTTAAATTGTTTCTTACCATTGTTTTCTCCTTTTAAAGCAAGATTAATAATGACAACCCTTTATGGCATTGTCTATAGTATATATGGAGATTAAAAATCATATTTCAACCCCCACACATAATTTTTTTTGGAGCGGGCAGATGGAATTGAACCACCTTCTTCAATTTGGAAATTGACATAATACCTTTATACGATGCCCGCATTTTTCCTAGAATGATGGTTCGTCATCATCCTCTTTATCCATCTCAGCAAGTTCTGCATCAACGTCTGAATTATCTGTAGTAGAACCAACATCGATTCCACTATCTATTTTAGTGTAAAGATCCATAAAGGAGTCTTTGGTTTCATCATCAAACCTAGCAACACAAAGTTCAATAGACTTCATCTTGTCATTGAAGATGGCGAATGCCTTAACGATGTGATCTAACCTTCTGGTCGAAATCACTTCATCGACTCCACCGTCAAAGAAAGTCTTTCTGATAACCTCTGCCCACTTGACAAGATTATCTGCAAACACTTCATCTACAGTTCCATACTTTTTCATAGAACCGATAACGATCTTCTTTTCGGTCTTAGTAGTAGCATATGGTTGTTCGATAGTGATTGCAAACCTTTCTAAGAAGGCCTCGTTCAAAATGTTAGTTCCGATAAACCTACCGTCATCTGAACCTTTACCTTTAGTGTTAGCAGTTGCCATCACATTGAAACCATTTTTAGGAGTAATCCACTTGTTTACTTTTTTCAAGTAAACACCTTTACCCTCAAGAACAGGCTGAAGGGCAAGTAACTTGTTAGAACCTAAGTCACACTCATCAAGTAAAAGAGTACAACCTTTTTCCATAGCCTCAATAACAGGCCCAGGCACAAACTTAGTTTCACCATTTACCAATCTGAAACCACCAAGTAAATCATCTTCATCAGTTTCGATTGTGATGTTAACTCTGATTAACTCTTTTTTAAGTTCAGCGTGAATCTGTTCAATCATAAGAGTTTTACCGTTACCAGACAAGCCAGTAACAAAAACTGGATAGAACATACCAGATTTTACAATCTGTTTAATTGTAGAGTGATGACCCCAAGGTACAAAACCTACAAAGGCCTCTGGAACTAAATTTTGTTTTTCCATATTTGTTGCAACCAAATTAACCATAGTATTTTCTACTGGCGCAGTATTAGTCTGTACTGTTTCAGTAACATACTTTTCTTCATTAGGAAGTTTGAATTGATTGTAACCAGTTTTACACTGACCTAGAAACCAACCAGCAAGTGGTATTTCTAGTTTATCACAAATCTCTTTGACTTGCGATTTGTTCAGAATAGATCCAGCACCGAATTGTTCAGATGCACAATCAACAAACTTCTGTTTTCTTGGACTTAAATACATAATATATAACCTCTCTCAATTTTCATCATACTTATAAGCTAACACAATAATAGGGCAATGTCAAGTCTTTTTTTTAGGCCCTGATTTTACAGCGTTTTTCATTAGGCAATCATCCCAACAAACTTGTTTAATACTGGGCGATTCGCCATTTTGTTAGTAGAAGATTTCATAAATGCCCTCTTCAATTCACCAACTTTAGCGTTTGGATTTACAACTAACTCTTCTGATTCTTGCATCGCACCAGCCCCAGGCAAGATATAAAATTCATCATATCCATCCTCTGTAGAAACTACCACATTATCTTTTCTAAGAGTCTTGTAGATTTCTCTAACTTTTGCATAATCACTATATGAGTGTAATCCAAACTTGTCCTCAATAATATTCTTATGAACTCTACCATTTTTTCCAGAACCAGCAATAAAGAAACCTACAATATTCATATTAGGCACTCTTTTCTTTAACAACTTGAAAAGTGAAACAGTTTGTCCATTTCTACCATTTCTATCAGTAATGATTTTAGCACCACTAATTGGATCGGTAATATGAACATCAGCACTTCTCCAACCATCAATATATTTAGAAGCATTATAAGATTGACCTTCTTTATCCGTACTAACATGATAGGCAGAATCAACTCTATGACTATAACCATCAGTTAAAAATACAGAGTGTATTTTTTGAACATTATGTTTTTTCTGAAAGTCTGGAAGTATTTTCATAGCAGCAATAATAGCATGATTAAGTGGTGTACCACCTAATTGATAATAATTCATCACTCCTAAAGGATAACCTTGTCTACTCCAATTTCTATAACCTTTCCAATTTTCACCCATCATATACATGTAATGCATCATTTCATGTTGTTCTTTTTTGGACATTGAAGAACTCAAAAAGTTAAACAATTTTAATTCATCAATTTTGATATCACCAGACTTGAATACTTGTTCAAACCTTCTATCTTTAATTCGATAGGCCCTATCAGAGAAAGCGAAAACATCAAAAGGAATTTTAGTTCTCATACAAAATTCTGTAAGATTAAATAACTGTTTCATAGTACCACTCATATTCTCTTGCATTGATCCAGACCAATCCAAAAAGAAAACTAAACCGTGGTTTGTAGCCCCAGGCACATTAGTAACTTTAGCAAATAAATCCTCATTGTATTTGTAAGTATGTAACTTAGACATATCTAACGAACCAGTTTTTGCGACAGTAGCACGATTGTATTGATCTGCAGCTTTTTTCATCTCAAATTCTTTAGTAATATAAGATACTGTTTTTTTAGAACCGTCTAGAAAAGTTTTCAATTCTTGTTGAGTGTATTGAAAGAAAGTATCGTTTTGATCGTTTTTGTAAAACTCTCTTAAATCCTCTAGGATTTGAGCAGGCGTATCAATCATATCTTTGATATTATCTAACTTTGGTATCCAACAATAATTTCTATCTTGAGCATTTGTATCTATAAACTTTTTAGATGCCTGTTGATAAGCACTATCGGTAGAAGCAACGAATTTTTTACCTTCTGATTTACCACCTTCTTTACCATTAGTAACTACTTGTTCAGAACCTTTTTTATCAGATTTTTCATCATCACCATCACCACTACCATTTGAACCTTGTTCTGTCTGGTCGGTGTTCTGGTCGTCTCCAGCCCCACTCTGGTCATCAGAATCACCGTTTTCTTGGTTTTCTTCTTTACCATCAGAACTGTCTGAACTTTGTCCACTTTGTGATTCAGTGTCAGCATTACCACCAGCAGAATTACCCTCACTAGGCATCTGACTCATCTTACCGTCAGCACCAGCACCATCTTGGTCTGGATCACCTTGGGATTCTTCGTTTTGTTCAATATATTCATATAACTCTTGAGCAAGTTTTAATACTTGTTTAGGAGTCTTAGTTTCATTTGCTTTTTGAACCCACTCCATCTCTGCATCAGAAAATGGAACATCAGGCACATGTTTAAAATGAAGATTAATTCTATCAATCAAGTTCATTGATTTTAGATGTTTACCTTGGAGTTTGAAAAAATCCATTTGTAATAATTCGGTATATCCTAGATTGAAACACCTAACACCGCCTGGGTATCTAGATTGTATCATCTTTTCAATTCTAACATCTTCTAGGACATTGACAAAAGAAAAATCAATATTTTTCTTTCTAGCGGTTTCCAACATATCTAATGGAGTCCAAAATGCATGACCTACCTCATGAAGTGTAAATAAGTCTTGAACACTTTCACTCATATCTTTCCAGATAGGTAAAACCAATTCACGATTTTTAACGTCAAAAGCAGCAGTTTCTACTTTTTTATGAACTACATGAATATCTTCTTCTGCAAGTAACTTCGCAAGTCTCGATTTATCTTTCATAGTTTTCCTCTCAATCATCATCATATATATAAGCTGACACACTTTTGAGGCAAAGTCAAGTCTTTTTTTCACTTTTTTTGAATTAAAAAACGCTGTAAAATCAGTGGCTTACTATCACGCCCACTTGGTG